ATGAGCCAATGGCCGACGATGAGACTCGGAGAAATTTGCTCAATAGTCGGTGGGGGAACACCCTCCAGAACGGAACCAGAATACTTCAACGGCAGCATTCCGTGGGTGACAGTCAAGGACTTCAAAAGTTTCAGGTTGCACGATGCTCAGGAACACATTTCTGAGAAAGCTGTCGTTGATTCCGCAACCAACGTTGTCGAGCCTGGAACGGTGCTTTTGGTTACCCGTGTCGGCTTGGGCAAGGTTGCCATTGCTGACGCGCGTCTTGCCATAAACCAAGACATCAAGGGGCTGACACCCAATGAAACTGTTTCGTCAGACTTTCTTTTCTGGTTTTTGTTGTCGCAGGCTGCACGCATTGAGAGTATGGGAGCAGGCGCTACGGTCAAGGGTGTGACGCTGACCGACGTAAAGCGCATTGAGGTGCCAACGCCACCACTCCCCGAACAACGCCGCATCGTCGATCTACTGTCCCGCGTCGAGGGCATTGTCCGGTTGCGGCGCGAAGCTGAAAAGAAAGCCGCCGAACTCATTCCGGCTTTGTTCAATGACATGTTTGGCGACCCGGCGACGAATCCGAAGGGGTGGCCGGTCAGCACGCTCGGTGACGCCATCGAATCCGCCGACTATGGCAGCAGCACCAAGGCATCCGACGACGGTTCTGGCGTGCCGTTGATCCGCATGGGCAATGTCAGCTACGAGGGCACGCTCAATCTGTCTGCATTGAAGTTTGTCAATTTGTCCGCCAAAGAAGTTGAAAAGTACCGACTCCAACAGGGCGACATTCTGTTCAATCGCACCAACAGCAAAGACTTAGTGGGCAAGACCGGGCTATGGAACGACAACTGCGAGGCCATTGCTGCGTCCTACTTCATTCGGCTGCGTGTACACCCCGAAAAGTTGCACTCTTGCTATCTCTGGGTGTTCATGAATTCCAAACACATGAAACGCATCCTTTTTGATACGGCTCGGGGTGCCATCGGCCAAGCCAACATCAACAGCAAAGAACTCAAGGCGTTCAAGATTGCGCTGCCGCCATTGGACTTGCAGGTTTCTTTTGCGGCCAAAATGGAACAGATCATGTCCATTCAGGCCCAGCAATCCACCGCCACCGCCAAAGCCCAAGCCACCTTTGATGCGCTGCTTGCCGATGCCTTCAAGAGCGCATAGATGGCAGCCCTCTCATAGAGAAACATCTAATCCCAAGAGCAGTTCCCGTTTCACTCGCGCCCCGCCTGTCGGCGTCTCTGCACGCTGCCGTCTTGATCGCTCCATTTTGCGAAACAGATTTGCCTCTCCAGCAATTTGCACAGAATGCCCGGCTTGCCGCCGTCGCCGTGAAACATCACTGCGGCCAGTGGCTACCATGGCGTCTTTCCTGGAGGGCGTGAGCCATGACGGACGACGACGCAAAGAATCTGCAGGCACTGACCAAGGAGCAGCAGGTGCAGTATCTGCAGCGCGAGATCGAGGCGCTTCGCAACCGGCCGCCACCATTACCGCAGGCGACGTGCTGGACGCCGTGGATGGACGATCTGGAACGACTGGAAAAACTAAAGGGCATGTTGTTGAAGCTGCAGTAGCGCAAGGCGCTGCGCCAGCGGGCAGCCCGAAAAGCAAGTCACAGGCACCTGAGGCGCTGGTGCGTGCCAGGCCCCGACTGGTGCGTCGTAAATCGCCTGCTGCTTATGGCGTCCGGCTGGTTCTGAGTTCTTTCAGCTTGATCAGCATGGCCAAAGTGCGCTCGAACTTGCGGTCCAGGTGGGTTTCGTAGCGCGAGAGCTTCTCCAGCCTGTAGGCATGCAACCCTTCGCCAATGGCTTGGTTCACGATGGCGTCGTGGTGGCGGGCCTCTTTTTCTTGCTGGTAAACAAGAGGTGTGACGTGCTCGTGGATGAACGCCTCCAACCCCGTGGCATCTGCGGTGTATTCCTCGTCATCGACATACTCTTGCCACCACTCGCGGGTGTCGGGCAGCAAGGCTCGCAGGGCCTTGTCATACGCGCGGTCTCCACCTTGGCGCAGTATGGCGCTGGCCTTGTTGGTTGCATCGAGGTCGTGCCGGGCAGACTTCTGATTTTCGGTTACATCTTCGGGTGTCCGGTCCATCACGTCTTGGATACGGATGCTGTCACCAGACAGGCCCAATACGAAGGGTGCCGCTGCCGGGATGATTGTCTTGGCGTTGCGTGACGACTCCTTCAACCCCTTGTTGATCGTGGCCCCCTCGGCTTGCAGCACCCGGCGTTTGCGCCAGATCACGCTGGCCAGTTCTTCAATCAGGTGCTGTTCTGTCGCGCCGGCTGGCAGGTGCTCGTCCATCAGCGAATTGACCAGGCTTTCGTAGTCAGCATGGCACTCGTGGCTGAGCACGGTGTAGCGGCTCAGGATGCCGTGCTTGAGGGCGTTGAAGCGGACGGCCTCGTAGGGTTGGGGGCTGGCGCCTGCAACAAGTTGGGCCGGTGTATTGCCCGCAGTGGGGGCATGTGGGTCAATGGCTATTGTGGTCATCATCGTTTCCTTGAGGTGTAGGGATCAGGTGCGGCATGAAACCGTCACATCGCTGCAACCGCACAACGAGATCAGCGGGCAACTGCGTGTCATGCGGGCGAATGGCGATACCAGCGGCCTTCCAGTTCCCGCAGCGCCAGCTTGTTCGAGCAAAGCCAGACAAGTGCACGCACTCCAGGCACAGCCGCCGGTCATCGCCCTCACGGTCCCGCACTACCAGCTTGTCGGCCAGCGCTTCTGCATCGGGCAGGTTCATCCCTTTGTCGGTGAAGCGCGCCAGCCGCGCCGTGAAGGCGTCGATTTCTACCGTGTTCATGGCATCCCCGTGCGGCCAGCACCAGCGGTCAGGGTCTGTATCCGCCGTCGCAAGATTGCTGCCCTCGATAAGCTCGTCCAGCGCCAGCGATGCAGCCCGAAACTTCTCTACCGTCGCCGCCGATGTGCCGGGTGCCAGCGTGACGCGCCAGGGCGCGGTTTCAGGTTTTCTCAGGGTGGTCGCCGGGTCGTTGGCTGCATTGGCTGGGGCATTTGCGACAGCGACTGTTGCGACACTTGCGACAGTTGGGGGGGCAAATGGCTGAACTGTCGCAACTGTCGCAGTCGCAAATCTGCGCAAACTGCCTTTTTTGAGTAGGTTTGCCAGGCTCATTCTGTCGCCCCCGCCAGCAGCGCCGGATTGATCTGCACCATCCTTTTCTTGCCGTCCTGCACCACTCGCACCCGCCCAAGTTCCGCCAGTTCGGTGACGGCCTCATTGAATGCGGGCTTGTCGCGCAGTCCGCCCGGCCCGCAGCGCTGCACTTCACGCGTGGGCACGCTGTCGGTTTTCTCGCGCCTGCAATAGTCCAGCAGCCAGGATTCCAGCCGCGTCGGATTTGCCACCCCCGCAGGCATCGCCAGTTCACCCAGAAAGCGCCGCGCTTCGGTCAGGTGCCATACTGCAATGCGCGCCCCGGACTCCATCGCATCCAGATCAATCGGCCCGATGTTGCCGGTAAAAACGTGGAACAGCGCCGCCAGCCGTACCGCGTTGTCTGCCGTCTTGCTGGCCACGTCGCGCACGTCATAGAGTTCGCGCCCGGCGCATAGCTCGGACTCGATAGCGTCGTGAAACGTAACCCAAGCCGCCTTGGCATCCGGCGTCAGTGTCAGCATGGCCGGGGTCAATGCGCCGTCGCCGTCAATCGGTGCGGCCCGCTCTAATATTGCTGTCAGGCGGTTATTGAATGCCGCCAGTGCTGGCCAGTTCGTTGGGGCTTCGGTGAACTTGCGCGTGCCTTGCGTTGACGTTGGCCAGGACACAAGGAACCGCGCCAGAAAGCCGGTGCCGCGTGCCAGCCCTTTGGTGCTGTCAAAGAAAGCTCGGATGGTCGTTTCCTGAACCTGCAATGCCATCGTCAGGCGGGCCCCTCGCACAGTGAAGCTCTCGGATGATCTGCGCTCTACGGGAAGTGGCGTGCCGTCCCAAAGCTGGTTTAGCGCCGCCAGGTTGCGCATGACGGAATCCTTGCCCATGCCGTGACTGCCGAACACACTCCCGGCCTCGCTACTGACAACGCCGCCCGATGGCCATTGCTTCGCCAGTGCGTAGGTCAGGGCTTCCGGTGTTGCGTCGCCGTAGATCAGCCGGGGCACGCGCGGCGCTGCCGGTTCGTCTTCATCGAGGTTGCGCAGGTCCTGCGCCTGCGCCGTGCTGGATTTGCCATCTTTGGCCAGCGCCTTGATTTTTTCTTTCAGCCCGCTGCGCTGCGCCTCCCATGCCTCATGTTCCGACTTGAACGCCGCAATCAGTGGCTTTGCAGCTTCTTGCTTCCGCGCCTCATAGTCCCGGATGGGCTTGGTGAAAAACCCGTCGCAAGTGCTCTTACGTTCACCGCTGTCGGCAATGGCCAGCAGGAACAGGCCGCACGGCCCGGACAGCTTGTCTGCCCGCTCTACGTCGCTGTGTGCCTGAATCGCCAGGGAAAGCGCCGCCAGTGCCGACGTAGCGATCAGCGGGATCGGTGCTTTCACGAACCCGGCCACTTCCTGCACCGCGCAGCGCACCGAGTCGGGCAGGGCGTCCAAGGGGTATTCCTCCGGCGTGATCTGCGCGATCAGCGGTTGAAGTTCTGGCCATGTGCATGCCGCGTCATCCTTCAATGGCGGGAAGGCCTCGCCGCGTTGCGTTTTGTTGCGTTCCGTCGCGCTGGCCGGTCGTGGCCCGTCCAACAGATCACGCACGTCGCCCCATGCCTTCGCGCTGCATGAATCGTGCTGGCACTTGAACCCCAGCGCCCCCGATACTTTCCGAAAAATGGCGGCCTCACCATTTCCGTGCTCAGGGTTGAATGGGCACGCTTCCAGCTTGAAACGTTCGCTGCCGTCGTGCCGGTCGGTGGTGCAGGCCAGCCCGTGCCGGGAAAGAAAGTCCTCCAGGTTGAAGCCGCCAGACTGGCGCGTGGGTGCTGCCGCTGTCGGTGCCGTGCTGGCGGTCGTCCCTGGGATCAGGTCGCGCAATTGCTCAGGCGCCACCACGGCCCGCGCCGGGGTCTGCAACAGCTTGGAAAGCCGCCACGGTGCTGCCGCCGTATGGTCGCCCTTGTTGGCCAGTGTGCCGTACAGCTTGCAGATTCGCGCCGCGTTGAAAACAGCCCGATCTACCTTGGTCTGCGCGTCGTCGAAGCGCTCGCCCAACTCAATCAATACCGCCTTCACCAGCGCTGTGGCGTCGTCGTCGTTGGGCAGATCAATGGCGTACAGCAGGTGCATACCGTTGCCAGATTCAGCCACTAACGGGGCGGCCCATCCGATCCCGTTCAGATAGCCGTACACCGCCCGCGCCTTCGCTTTCGCTGCGCCTAGCTGCGCATCCGTTGCACTTGTGCCCGATGGTCGCACCGGGTCAATATCAACCAACAGCCAGCGCCGCCGGGTCACTTGCTTGTCGGTGGTGGTGGACTGCGCGAAGGATTCAATCCGGTTGTTGTACCGGCTCAAAAGTTGCGGATCAACAGGGTTCAGCGTGACGTACACCGCCGCGCCGCTGGCGCTCAGGCGTGCCGCGTGCTCGGCCAGTTCCTGCCAGTGCTGCCCGTCAAAATAACCCGCGTCGGTGCGCTTGCGGCCCTTTGGAAAGGCCCGCAGCTCGATCACATCGTTCAGCGTGAATAGCACGGACAGCGCCGCAAGAATTGCGGATGCGTCAGGTGAAGGCGCGCTTAATTCGCTTTGGAGTTGGGTAACAGCAGTCATCACAGCCGACCTCCAATCTGCGCCAGGAACAGCGCCGCATCGTGCAGGCTGGGCAGGTAGCGCACCAGCCCCCAGCGTTCCGCCCAAAAGGTTTCTGCGCTGCCGTGTTCTGCTCTGCGATGCAGGCGGTGCCCCTTGAGTGCAAACGCGGCGCGCAAGCTGGGAAATGCCTTGTCGGTGGCCTGCGCATTCGCTAAAGTGGTGGTGTCTGTGTTGCCTGCCGTGGGATGGCCGTCCCCGGTGGGCATTTCTTTGTGGGCGGTGGTGTCTGTGTGCATTGCCGCCCCCTTAAGCCGCAGCAGTTTGTGCGCTGATCCACTCCCGAACGTCCCCCACCTTCCAGGCGGTGACGCGCTCAGACAAGCGGTGCGGTTTGGGGAACGTGCCGGCCTTCACCTTGCGCCATAGGGTCGGAGCACTGAAGGGCAGCGGCGCTGTGCTCTCTGGCCGCTTGGGGCTTTGCACCAGTTGCGATTCACGAATGAATGCGCTGTCGGGCAGGGCATCAAATACTGATGAGGGAATAGTTGGACTGATCTTGACGGTGGCTTCCATGTGTTGACTCCAGATGTGCAACACACAGCGGTGATCAATCGCTTTGGGTTGCACGGATTAAAAAATCCCGGGCAACCCGTAATAGATTCCTCAAGCGTCGAATCGAAAAACCCTAGAGGGGGGCTTCTCACGACATGACGCGATATTCAGTGAGTCAGAATGAAGCGAATTCGTCCTAAGTTGTTGATATTAAATGTATTTGTAAAAATACAACAGTTTTAAGAGTTTCTATTGACGCCAGATAATTTCTTGGGGCGAGAGTCGATTGCTATGCTTTTTTGAACTGGATCACATCCGCACCTGCGCGCAGCTTGTCCAAGTAGTCCGCCCAGCGCTGCATCATCTCGCGCCGGGCTGGCAGGTGTGCCGTGCGGTTGTAGGCCCGCCCGTTGGCATCTTTCACCGCATGGGCCAATTGGTGCTCAATCAGGTCCACGCGCTCGCCCAGCACTTCATCCATGATGGTGCGCGCCGTGGCCCGGAACCCATGGGCGGTATGCACCTCGTTGCTGTAGCCCATGCCGCGCAGCGCAGCGTTGACCGTGTTCTCGCTCATGGGGCGCTCGCCCGTGCGCAGGCTGGGGAACACATAGCGCCCATGCCCGGTGATGGGGTGCAGGCTTTGCAGAATCTCTACGGCTTGCTGCGACAGCGGAACGATGTGGTCGTTTTTCATCTTCATCTTGCTGCCGGGTATGCGCCACTCTGCTGCCTCCAGATCCATCTCGGCCCACTCGCCGGTGCGCAGTTCGCCGGGGCGCAGAAACACCAGCGGTGAAAGTTTCAGCGCGGCCACGCTGTAGAGGTGCCCGGTGTAGGCATCAATGGACCGCAGCAGCGCGCCCAGTTGCACGGGGTCGGTGATGGCGGCATAGTGCTTTTTCTCTGCGTGCTGGAACGCGCCGCGCAGGTCGGTGGTCACATCGCGCTCGGCCGTGCCCTCGGCCACCGCGTAGCGGAAAACCTGCCCGCATATCTGCCCGATGCGCTTGGCGCTGTCGAACACGCCGCGCGCTTCCATCTTGCGCACCACGGCCAGCACGTCACGCGGCCCGATGCTGGTGATGGGCATCCTGCCGATTTTCGGAAACACGTCCTTGCGCAGCCACGTCGTCACCTTGTCCTGGGTGATGGCTGCGCGCTTTGCCGCTGTAGCTTTCAGCCATTGCTCTGCGACCGCCTCGAAAGTGTTGCCAGCGGCAGCCGCCTTCGCCTGCTTTTCGTCGCGCTTGGCTGTGCCGGGGTCGATGCCGTCCGCCAGCAACTCGCGTGCCTTGTCGCGCCGTTGGCGGGCTTTGGCGAGAGAGACAGCGGGGTACACGCCCAGCGCCAGGGTCTTTTGCTTGCCGTGGAAGCGGTAGCTCATTCGCCAGTATTTGCCCGCATCTTTGACGTGCAGGTACAGCCCCTGCCCATCCGTGTGCTTGTTGCCTACTGTCGATCCGGTGGGTTTGACGTTCTTTGCGAAAGTGTCTGTGAGTGCCATTGCTGCCCCGTTTGTTGGTATCTGCTTTGTTGGTATGTGCAGGTACCGTTAAAAGCACCAACGTTTTGTTGGTATGTCATGTTACGGGGTGATATGGATTGAGACAACAAAAAACCCGCAATGCTAGGAAACATGCGGGTCTTAGAGGTGTAGTGAGGCGTTATGAAACGACTACTTGGTCCCCCCGACAGGAATCGAACCTGATTCGCACCAATTTAAGCGGTAATCCACTGATTGGACATCCAGTTTTTGGGCCTAGAACCGGGTTGAATTCGCTCTAAATCTTGTGGCTTGTCCCGGTTCTTGTCCCGTTCTTCATGGGTGGGTTGTCACCGAGGAATGCGTCGAGCTTCCGCCGTTCGGCGCCCTTGTCGGCCCCGTCGATCCAACGGCTGTACACGCGGTAGAACATCTCGACCGAATGCCCTAGCTGGCGCGCTACCCACGCCGGCGTGATGCCGGCCATCAGGCACACGGTGGCGAAGGTGTGGCGGCTCTGTCGGGCGTCGCGCGCGCGCAGCCCTGAACGGCGCATTGTCGGTTTCCACCAATTGCGCAGCGGCCCGTCCGTGGTGGCAAACGGCTGCCCATCCTCGTCCACGAAGATGCGCCCGCCGGCGACCTGTGTTCTGGCACGCTGGCGCTCAAGCGCGGCCAGGGCCCGCTGTGTGAGTTCTACGTCTCGCGCCACGCTCGTCTTTGTCCCCTTGAGCTTGCCGCGCGTGAGTGCCTCGTCGACTCGCATGGAGCCGGCCCGCAGGTCGATCTTTGACCATTGCAGCGCGATCTGCTCGGAGGGACGCAGTCCGCTGAAAAAAGCGAACTCGTAGTAGTCGCGTGCGCATTCGCTCTGGAACTTGGAGAGGAAGTGCTCAACCTGGTCGAGCGTGAATGGGTCGGGTCCGGGCTTCTGGTGCCGGCGCATGTGGATCTCTTCGTGCAGCGGCTCCTTCAGGATCTTGGCCCGGTAGCCATACTCGAGCACCATGCGAAGCCCGCTGGCCACGTTGTTGAAGGTTTTCGGGTGCTCAGGCAGTTGCGCCAGCAGCGTCCTGAGCTGGCGGAAGCCGAAAGCGGGCGCGCGCGTGTTGCGCACGCCGTCAAAGTGGTAGCTCTCCAGGGTCTGGCGGTAGTGGTGGGCCGTGCTGTGCTGCACGTCTGGGGCTTTGACCCTCAGCCATTCGGTGAACAGCTCTCCCATGGTCATGCTTGGGGCGTCTTTCTTCACGCGCGGGCTGTCTGGGAAATAGTCGGCCAGCGCGAAGGTGCCGCGCTCGATCTTGCCCAAAATCTCGTTGCGCAGATTTTCGGCGTAGCGCAGGTTCACCGGTGTCGGCAATAGGTCCAGCCGCTCCTTCCCGTAGCCGACCGTGCGCAGGTCGATTTGGATGTGCTGGTCCTTCTTGATTACGCCGGGCATGCTTCGCTCGCCTTCTTGCGTCCGCGCGTGCTGGGCGGGCTGCTGTTCGTGTCGATGAAGACGTCCAGCGCCACGGTATCGACCAGCTTGCGGCCTTCGAACCACTTCCACACCTTGCCCTCTGGCCAGCGGCCGGAGCGCCCTGTGCGCTCATCGAAGAACGTTGCAGGCAAGCCCGTCAGATCGGATGCCTTCTGGATAGTGACCCATCTCGTGCTCATGCTCCTGCACCTCCTGCAGTTTTGCGCTCGACCTGCAGCACGCCCGTCTTTCGAATGGCATTGACCTTGCGCAGCGCGCGCTTGGCCGTCAGCAGGATCTGGCGCTCTTTGTCGATCGCTGCCTCGGAGAGGCACGTTGGAAGGTCGCGCATGGCATGCACCATGGAGCCGTAGGCATCCACTGCATACCAGAGCGCTGTGGTGTCCGCCTTGGTCAATTGGGTGATAGGGCGGATCATGGAGCGCGCTCCATTTGCTCGGCTTCATACAGGGCCTGGGCCATCTCCAGCAGGCGCACCGGGTCGGGCGGGCTGCCGCTTTCACCGCGCCGGCCTGCGATTTCCTGGCAGAACTGGATGGCCAGTTCTTCCTGGCGCGGGCTCATGGCGTCGAACTCGGGGCGCCATCCCTCCGCCTTGGCGGCAGCCAGTTCCTCGCGGGCTTGGGCGAGTGCGGCTGTCAGCACCTGCACCTTTGCGCGGGCCTCGGCCAGCTTCTCGTAGGGGATAGCGTGCAAGCCATCCTTCGCGAGCAATACTGGTTCTGAGCCGCCGTGGATGATCGCGGCGTGGGCCAGTAGCGCCGTGTGCGCTTTATCGACTGCGGCCTCCGTCGCGGCATCTTTGCCCAGTCCGCCGGCCCTGACTGCAGCCAACTGCAGTTCGTAGCAGAGCTGGGCGTGTTCTTCGTACCAAGCTGCCGTGTCCACCACGACCGGCAACGTGCTCATCTTGACGGCGGCTGGGCTCAGCAGGGCCGGGGCAGCGGCGGTGCGCGGCCAATGCGCCAAGCCCGCGAGCTTTTCCAGGGCGGAGGTCATTGCGATGCCCTCCGCAGTTTGCTCGCAGGCTTATAGACCTCGCGGATTTCTCCGTACACGGTGATGCGCGCTCGCATTGCTGGCGTTAGCGGGACCCAATTTTCAGCAGCCAGATTGAGGCCCCACAGTTCGCAGCCATCCACGACTGGCCGGAACTGGAAGCGGCGGGCGCCATACCAGTTTCCACCATCGTCGTGACGAATGGTGATCATGTAGAGCCCATCGTGGCGGATTTCGCGACGGTCGAAATCGACCGCGATGCAATCGCCTGCCTCGATCTCTGGGTAACACAGCGCTGCGTGCACCTGCACCAGCTGCTCGCCGAAGAGGTGGCCCAGGTCTGCCGGTGCGCCTACCTGCTCAATCGCGCGGGCAGGCAGCCCAGGAGAGCTCTGCAGCGCGGCGCGCGGCGGCTGGGCTGGTCGTTCGAGTACGGCGGCGCTCATGGGTTGCCGTCCTTCCCCGGATTGCCCAGCCAAGCTAGCAGCGACTCGCGGTTTTTCGGGCTGCTGACACGGGCGAGGATCGGGTGGTCGCGCAGCTCGCTTGCTTTTAGCGATACCGTCCGACCAGTCTCATCCATCATCTGGAAAACGTGCTCATCGTCTTCGCCGTGAGCCAAAGACACGCCAGCGAATTGCACCGCTCCCAGCAGTGTGTCCAGCATGGCAAGGCCCTCCGCCGTGGAGCAGTTGTTGCGGCGGTACAGCTTCATGATGAACGCGTTGGGGTGCCCGTTCGCGCGCCAGTGGTCGCGGGCGGGCATGGCGTCGGCAATGGAGTCGTGACGCAGCGAGAGCCGTGTGGTGCGGTCTCCCCAGACTTCATAGCAGTAGGTGGGCTCGCCGCGGGAAAGGCGCAGTACTTCGCGCAGGTTGTCGCGTTGCACCTGAAATTCATCATGCGACGTGTGATGTCGCCCCTGGTCTTGCAGGATCTGGAGCGCCCAGAAGGGCAGGGGCTGCTCCTTGCCCGTCTGAGAAGACTGGGTTTCAAGCACATGATCAATCAGGGACCACCAGTGCACGCCGATTTCCCCGATGCGGTCGAGGAAGTCGAAGGCACTGATCGGCTCGGGCGGGGCTGACTCGACTCCGCGCACTGGTGTGCCTTTGGCGGGACGAGTTGGGGCCTTGATTGCGCCCACGGGCGCCTCTGCTGTAGCATTGGTCATGGTCTTGGTTCCTGGTAAGGGTTCTGGATCAAGAAGCCCTGAAGCGCTCTGACCTGCTTCGGGGCTTCGCCGTTTCTGGCGGTGAATCTGCCGCGTTCTTCGCGAGCTGTCATGTGAGGGCCGGGCGGTTCCTCACCTTTCGATTGCATGTGCGCAGTCATTGCCGCTGTCCTTTCTGAGCCGCAGCGCGCTCGATGGCACGAACGATGAAGCTGTTGAGGCTGATGTGCTCGGTCTCGGCTTTCGTTTTGGCCTTGTCGTGCAGTACCCGCGGAATCCGCAACGTGATGCGCTCGTGTTGCTCCTTTTGCTGGTTCATAAGACTTCCTCACATAGACACTGTTTTGGTGTCGTAGATGGATTGTGAATGTGACACTGATACGGTGTCAATAGGTTGTGACACTGTTTTGGTGGAAAATTGACGCATGGACGATGAAGACCGCTACACCCGCATCACGTTGCGGATTCCCAAAGATTTGCATCGCACCCTGAGCGAAGCGGCGGACAAGACCTCGAAAAGCCTGAACGCTGAGATCGTGGGGCGTTTGGCAGCCTCGCTGGATCAGAAAGGCGCTGAGGCAACTGCGGCTCAGATAGAGGCGAGTGCCCGCGCAATTGGCTACCAGCCGGGCACTGATGAATTTGCTGGGGCTGTTGATGCACTCAAGGGGGAGCTGCGGTCGTTGCTCACACAGCAAACAGAAGAGCTTCTTGCAAACATCGTGAAGATGGATCAGCTGCGGCGCATTGATCCCGAAGCATTCCACCGGATTGTTGATTTGAAGCCGCCGACCAAGCGCATCCGAAAGCCCAAGCCCTGACCCCACCAAGGAATCACTGGGGGAGGTGATTTCTTTCATTTGCCCTCGACCAATTAGGAGGAGCCTCGCATGACCGAACCCCCAATTACGGAACTCTCTGTTCACGAGGAGAGCGTGGCTGAGCAGGCCCATGAACTCTTTGAGGATCTGGATGTTGCTGAACTTGAGCGGGTGCTGGCAGACGTACAGCGGCGCCGGGCGGCTGATCGCGCCAGAGATGAGGCGATCGCAAAAAGTGGAATCATGTTTTCCCGTAGCATCGCCAGCCCATTTGGGAAGCTGACTTGCGTTGCGAAAACCAAACTTGATGAGATCACTTTCGAGAGGTTTCTTCAGTATTGCGCAGCTCACAGAACAGATGTGGCAACTGTGTTGCGGGACCGGATTTACTACGTTCTCTACCAGAAGTCTTGCCAGCAAATGCTCGCTGAGCGCATTAGGGAGGCGGACGTGGTTTTCACCCCTGTAATGGCAGAGAGGAAGGGGGACTGAAGAGCAGTTTCCTTGTCCCGCATAGCCTGAGGTTCCAAACATGGCTGCCAGCGTAGCCCCGATCCTGTTGTTGATCGAGGGCCTTTTGGGGACCCCGAATCCAACGAGGCGAATACCAAGCCCTGACTCCACCGCCCCCTTTCTGGGGGACGGCTCAAAACTGAGCCATGCGCAACCGATGCCCCGTAGGTTTTCGCCGAAGACGAGGAGGGCCCACCATTCCTCCTTGCGCTCCATAGTTATCGTAGCTACAATAACCCTATGGAAGTGACCTACGACCCCGCCAAGCGAGCCAAGACGCTCGCCGAACGCGGTCTGGATTTCGCCGATGCTGCCCTCGTATTCGAAGGCGACACCCTGGAGGTCGAGGATGACCGCCGGGATTACGGCGAAGCCCGCATCATCTGCTTTGGCCTGTTGGCCGGGCGCATGGTGGCCGTGGGTTACACCCCGCGTGGCGCGGATCGCCATGTCTTCAGCATGAGGAAATGCAATGCACGCGAAATCGAACGCATCGGCCCGCTCCTTGGGCTCTGACCTGGCCAAGGTGGACGCCCACCGAGTGGGGGCGGCCGAGTACGACGAACTGCCGGAGCTGACCGACGACATGCTGGCGCGGGCTACCGTGAAAAGGGGCGGCCGTCCAAAGTCGGATACGCCGAAGGTGCTGCTGTCGGTGCGGTACAGCCCGGAGGTCGTGGAGTATTTCCGTGGCACGGGCGACGGCTGGCAGTCCCGCATGGATGGCGTCCTGCGGGAGTACGTGGCGCAGCACTCGCGGTGATGCGCAACCGTGGTGGACATCGCCATGGTTGCCATCACGCCACCTCTTTCGGCCAGCGCTTCAACCGCTTCAGCGTACGGCTGATGGGCAGCACGCGGTACACCGCCAGGACGCCACCGATGTTGCGCAGCACGATGTAATCCAGACCGCCAGCCGTGGCTGGCCCGCTGAGATCTGCCGCCGGCTGCTGGGCGCCCGGCAAGCGACCGGTGTGGAGTTTGATCGCCCGTTGGGTGAGGTAATTGGTCATCACACTGCCCGCCCTGCCAGCCGCTCCATCAGCGGGCGTTCGCGGTACTCGCCGAACGCTCCCCCGAAGAAGTCGTTCGCACCATCGTGAATGATTCGTTCCAGCTTTGAGTTGGTGGTCATCTCACGCATAAATGCCATGGTGTGGCACCACTTCAGCGGTTGCATCTCCAGGCTCGTCCAATCTTCTTTGCGCGTGCTCGCAGAGTTCTCCAGGTCCAGCACGCAGATCAGTCGGTGACTCTTTTCGCCGTACTTCCGCACCAGGTCGGTGTCCCGATCGGCTGGGTTGGTGTTGATCGCATCGAAGATCTGTTCGCGTGTCGCCTTTTGGTCAAGGGCGTCACACAACGGGAAAAGGTACTGCCCGATTTCAATCTCAGCTGAGCGGAGCATCAGCTGTCGTTCGTCGAGATTTGCCAGTTCCGCCATCGCCTCTGCCTTCATGGAACCGTCGGCGGCGTTGTCGCGGCGGCGCTCGAAGTGAGCCCGTGACTGGTCAGTCGCTTCCAGTCCCTTGATGATCCGGCGCGCCGAGTGGCGCAGGTACACGAGCTGCTTGATGAGCTGGTCAGCAGTCTCTGAGCCTGTAATTTCGAGAGTCATGCGACTCTCCAGTCCGGAGCGGGCGATTCCACATACCCGGCATTGCCTTGAGTCTGGGGGGGCGCTATCTCCGACTCGAACTGCGCCAAGCGCGCCTTGAAGCTGTCCGCGCTTTCCTCACCAGCACGCATGTTGAATTTGAGGTACTGGCGAACGGCGGCCTTCTCAAGGACCGTCAGATCGGTAGCCTTGACCAATTCGATGTGGTCACCGCGGATCACGGGATAGCCGTCCTCGTCGTCAGCCACTGTCAGCCCAATGCCCATCAGGTCTTCACGGCCGGGCACGACGGGATGGTAGAGCGCGTCAAGGTTGTCGATAGTGGTGCTGAGGGCGCCCAGAAAGTCCGCAGCGTCTTTGGTCTCCGCCTTGATGTTGTCGTTGTTCCAATCGGCAGCCACGACGAGCGCAGCCGATGCAATAGCGACAAGGATGTGGTGAGGCGCTGTGGTGAGGTCCAAGGCGCTGATGCCGGAATGGCTCGCTTGGGTGAGGATGATCGGCTTCGAGGTGGCCTTGTCGGCCGGGTTGGGTGTGGGCATGCTTGCTCCAAGTAGTGGTGGGAGGGAAAGGGTTACAGGCGTTGGCGCGCGCGGCGCTCGACGTCAGCGCGGCGCTCCAGATGCTGGTGGCGCTTATCTATTCGGCGGTCGCGCAGCAGCACCCCGGCAGCCCAGCGCAATGAGGCGCCCAGGCCAGCGCCAGCACGCCGGCGCAGGCCGATCAATCGGATGAAGGAGGCCACGTAGTTCATGCCCACCTCCACACGGCGCGCAGCGCCTGGGCGATGGCGGGCTACCGGCATTGCAGACTCACGCAAGGCGACCCGAGTTCGGGGCCTACGAGAAGGGGGTGAGCTTCGAGCGAATGGCCGGCGTCGCCCTTCTCCTGGGCATCGCACCAATCGGCAAGCTGCCGGGCCTGGATAGCCCAGTTCTGGGCCATGGCTGCTGCGTGGCGCAGGCCGCAAGCTGCGACGGGCCACCGGCGGGAATCGATCGCGTTTTTTGCTAGGCCGCAGCGGCGGCTGTGCTGTTCAGGGGCCGCTTCGAGCAAGGCAGCAGTCTGTACGTGGTCCATGGCGTTGGCTGAGTTGTTTATGGCTAGCCAATTGTGACTAATTCCGGCTCATTGTCAAGCCATATGTGGCTTGTTCTGCGCAAAAAAAAGCCCAGCTGATTCCGGGCGGTGGGGGGTAAATCAGTCAAATTTCTCGACTTTGGCAACCACCACGCCTAGAAGGCGGTCGTCCACGTCCATTGTCGCCATGCGCTGAGGCAAGCTAGGATTGAGTTGCAGCAGCAGCCACTTGCCTTCTTCACGAAGCAACTGGCGGAACGCGGCCTCTTCGCCATTGGCCAGATGAACGATCACCAGGGCGCGGTGGTGCGCCTGGCGCGCTTGGTCCACGAATATCCTATCGCCCTCGCGAAACGAGAGAGGACCCGTTGGGTCGAACATACCGAGTCCCTTCACATCCAACGCATACAGGCGGTTGCCGGCAGGGACTGGACACAGAACCCACTCTTTGACGTCGGTGGGTGACCATTTTCCCGCAGCTTGCCTCCAGTCGATCAGTGGCACAAGTCCTTTGCTGCGAGGGTCAAATGTGCTGCTGCCGGTGCGTTTGAGGCCAATCTGACTTTCACTCTTAGCGAAAGCCGAGAAGGTCTCGTGTGGCAAGTAGAGCTCATAAAGGTCGACGCCGAACTCTTTTGCAATGCTCAGGGTGGCCTCTACCGACGGGTTCACCTCGCCTCTCAAGATCCGGCCAACCGTGCTTTGAGACACGCCAGTTCTCTTCGCAACTTGCATCTGGCTGTTGAGCCCAGGCGTCAGCGTCATCAGAAGCTGAAGGTTCTTGCCGAGGTCGAGGTTCGCCAGTGATTTAGGTTTGACCATGCGTAGATATTGCCATTAATGACTAGCCATAAGAGGTTGTGCATCAAGCCATAAATGGGTATATTGAGGGATCTGGAGATCCCGATGAAAAGCACAGAACCAATTCTCGTGGGCGTCTTGCGCGAGCTGACACGCACCCGCGGCCGATGGGCCGAGGTGGCGAAGAGCAGTGGCGTTCCGTACCACACGTTGGTCAAAATTGCCCAAGGCGCCGTAACGGACCCTCGGATCAGCACTGTCCAAATGCTGGTCGATTACTTCGCTGGTCAGAACGCTGCGGGTGGCGCTCTGGCTCGGGAGCCCACCCATGCCTGAGCCCATCGTCCCCCTCGAGGCCATCCAGCGCAGCGCCCATGCCGCTGCCGCAGCCGGCCAATGTCCGCACACCGCATGCCCTTGGCCGCCCGGATCCGCGGCGGCCCAAACCTTCCACCAGCAGTTTCAGGCCGAGCAAGTGCAGCAGTCCGCCGCGCGCCGGCGCCAGGAGGTTCCCTATGTCCACCTTTGAATCTACATGGCGGATGGTGGGGCGCTGCGCATATTCCCCAGAGTTAAAGCGGCCCGCGCCCGGAGTTCCACCAGGTACTCCGGGTCGATGTGCTTCGGCGCACCCTGGCTCAAATTTTCGATGGCTTGCTGGAATCGCTGCAGCACTTGTTCTCGTTGCGGCAGTACGGCGATCAACTCCTGCAGGAGAGTGTGAGTGATCTGCCAATTGCAACTCAGGACGCGCAATTCGTCGTGCAGCTTTTCGTCGGTCATGTCCGCCCCTTCCGCTGATTGTCGTGTGAGAACTCCATCGTATGCCCGGGAGAGGGCGGGCACCCTTGTCCATCACAGCTCTCCCCGCTGCCAGCGCGGCATGTGCTTCAGCTCATCTCGGTCGATCAGCTTTGTTCGCGACACCTGGCCATGCAGCATCAGTTCGCCGCTTTGCCAAGCCATTTCCACTTTGGACGTGCTCAAGACGCGGGTGCGCAAGCCAGTGGTTGGGTCGATGTTCGTGGACAGCGCTGTACGGGTGCTGCTGTGGAAGGGGATGGTCGTGGCGTTCATGTTTGTTGCCCTGTTGCGGTGTGATTCAACGAGGGAGCAATCGTCCTTTTTTGGGCCTGAAAAGGCACCCCTTCCAACCCATAACTTTTATGGAGGCCTAGATGAAACTCTTCTATGACGACGAGTTCGATGCCATAGCCACGGCGATAGGCAACAGCGGCAAGCCTTTTAAGGACGTGGCTTCCCACATATTCCCGGACATGAAGGTGGAGAGCGCCTACGCCCGGCTGAAAGCCTGCTGCAACCCGACTGGGGACCAGCGGCTGACGTTCGGTCAGGTGCTGCGCCTGATGGCGTTCTGCGAGTGCTACGACCCGCTGTATCACGCCTGCGATGACACCCTACACGCCCGGCCAGACCGTAAGGCGCCCGAGGACGAGGTGGTGAAGCTGGTTGAGGTGATGAACTCCGCTGCCCAGACCATGGAGCGCGCGATGCGGGCGATGGAGCAGCTCAAGGCCCGTGGCGGCATTCGGGCGGTGGCCTAAATGAACCCCGGCAAATGCAGCGCCTATCTGATCGACCCAGAAGCCGGTCTCGTTTCCGGGCTTCGCGGAAAACCCATCACTGGGGTGCGTGGACTGCGCAGTGCATGCGGCGAGAAGAACGGGCGCGCTACCGGAAAAGCACGTCAGCGGCACCAGAGGAGTCCCGCCGCATGACTGTCCCAACCTGGCAAGACCTCCGCGATGCCGGTCACGTCCTGCTCGATCGGTCTGAGCATGGCTTGGCTATCTATCCCACCACCTATGGAAATGTGGTCATCGCTGTGCGAGGGGAGGGCGGGGCACTGCACCATGTGCCGATCCAGCTGTCCGAATTTGATGCTGTCGCAACCGCTCTTGCCGAGTCTGAGGCCCGCGCAGCCGTGGCTCAGAAGGTGTTGCACGAGCAGGAATCTGCGTTTGCAGCGCATCACCTGATCCAACGCGCGAAAGGGGCCGCATGACCCACCACTTCGAGCCCGTGTTGCCGCTGGTGCGCGCTGCCGCCATTGAGCCCGCGGCGTGCTTGCGCGCCGCACTGGCCATGGCGGAGCTGCACGACGCCAACGGCGGAGTGCTGAAGGCGTCCATGGCCTCGTTGGCAGCCCTCGCTGGACTTTCGACGCCGAGGGTGCGCAAACACGTGCATGCGCTTATCACGCTCGGCGTGCTGGAAGTGACGGCCAATGCCCACGGCGGCGCCCCCGGGGCGGTACCGCACTATCGGTTCAACGTTGCTCGGCTGCGCGCACTCTGTCAGCAACCCGGCAGCACGCCGGATATGTTCAGCACCCCAGTTGTTCAGCGCAGATCCTTCTATGCCTTCGACGAGGGAGACACTCTGGTTGAGATGGCGGTTGAAGTCCGTGGCCGGCCTGGTAAGCGCCAAGTGCGGTTTGTGCGCCCGACTCCACAGGGCGATATCCCCTATGGAATGACCTATTTGCGGGCGCTGCTTCTGCCGCCATTTGCGAAGGGTGCTTGGACAGGATGGCTCAACCCGCAGGACGGGGCGCCTGCCTGGGCTGACGATGTTTACACCAATCCAGAGGCCGTGGAGTGCTTGCGGCAATGGGCCCAGGCAGCCGCGCTGGGCCGGACAGAAAGCGTGGTTGAAGCATGAGTTTCCCTGCAATTGCCTGGGCATTGAAACAACCTGTAGGCCGCGCATCTGCCAAGTTCTTGTTGGTGGCCATGGCCGACTGCGTGAACGCAGAGAGCGTGGAAATGCTGTGCTTTCCATCGATTGCTTATTTGTCAAAGGTCACCGATATGGACCCTAAGTCCGTGAAGGCGAACCTGCTGAAGTTGCGCGAGTTAGGGTTTATCGAGGACTCCGGCGAACGCAAAGGGCAGACAGGTCGGGTCGTCACTTACCGCCTGAAATCGCCTGACGACATAGCTCCTGCGACTGCAAGCGAGGCTCCTCAATTGGCCCAAATTTCCCTGGTAATGAGCCCAAATTTCCCTGATCCGTCCGTCAATGAAATGAGTCCAAATTTCCCTGGTAATGAGCCCAAATTTCCCGATCAATCGGCCCAAATTTCCCCGGTAATGAGCCCAAATTTGGGCCACGGAACCAGTAAAGAACCAGTAAAGGAACCAGTAAAGGAACCAGTAAAGCGCGCGAAGGTGTTCTTCAACGCTGAGCAGATCGACTTGCCGGAATGGTTACCTCGAGAAGCCTGGGCGATGTGGACGAAGGACAGGTCGGACAGGAAAAAACCCATCACGCAGGCCGGAGCGATGTTGCAGTTGAAAGACCTGGAGAAATATCGAGCCCAAGGTCACGACCCCGTGGCGGTAATTGAGCACTCCATTTCGCGTGGTTGGCAGGGCTTATTTCCTCCAAAGCAGGAGCACGCAACAGGCGGGGTAGGTCGCAAACCGTCATCGCACTCTGGTTTCGACAAGATCAACTACAGCGAAGGAATTGACGAAAATGGCTACATCATCGGCTGACTGGCTTGACGACACCGACGACGATCTGGACCCTCGCCATGCGCCTGTGGAACCTGTGGCGGTGGGGCGCACGGAGCAATGCCAGGAACACGGCGAGTTTCTTTCCAAGCCTGTGTATCCGGGGTCGCGCATGATGACCAAGTGCCCCACCTGCACGCAAGCTGCAGCTGATCGGTTCGCGGCGGAGGAAGCAAAGCGCAAGGCCGAAGCCGAAGAGGCACGGCAGAACGATCTGCTTCGCCGGAGGCTTGCCCAGAGTGGCCTGAAGGGCCGCATGCTGGCGTCAACGTTCGCCAGCTTCGAATGCGCCGGGAAAGCGCAGCAAGAGGTGCTGGCTCAGTGCCGCGGTTTCGCCGCCGGCCTGAACCCTGAAGCTGGAGGCGGGCTGTGGCTGATCGGGCAACCTGGCACGGGCAAGACGCACCTCGGCAGCGCCATGGTTCAGCACGTGATCCGCGAGCGCCGCATGTGGGCGTGCGTTCTCAGCGCCCGGGAAATCATCACCATGCAGCGCGCGAGCTGGGGCAAGAAGCCGGTCGCCAGCAATCCCTGGGACAGCTGGGAGCCGCAGACGACAGAGGAGGTCGTGGAGCACCTGGGCAGCGTCGCGCTGCTGGTGCTGGACGAGGTGGGAAACAGCTTCAACACAGAGGCCGAGCAAGTGCAGCTGTTCGACGTGATCGACCTCCGCTACAAACTCTGCCGTCCCACGGTGGTGATCTCAAACCTCCCCGCGCAGGAGTTGAAAAAAGCCCTTGGCGACCGCTGCTACGACCGCTTGCGGGAGGGCGCCAGAGTGCTGCAGTGCACTTGGCCGAGCGCCAGGAACGTCAACCGCGCGCCGCAGACCTGATCCAGCATTTTGAGGAGACCTACCCATGACCGAAGCCGTGATGCCCGATCCCGTGGTGCAGATGGACCGCCCCAAGCAAAAGGCCGAGCAGCTGCTACAGACCTCGCAGGTCATCTGGGACGCCATTCTCGAGATGTATTCGCAGCAGCAGACCATCACAAGAGGCCGGCTGGCCCAGATCACGGGCTACAAGCTGACGATCGTGGACGACCATACCGGCCGGATGGTGGACAACGGGAAGCTGCGGCGGGTTGCCAGCGGGGTCTTCGAGCCCGAACTGGAAATGCCGGAGCCGCGCGCCGTCACGGTGACGCATCTGCACAGCGGCCTGTCGAAAATAGAAATCGGTGACGTCTGCCTGGAGCTGTGGCCCAGGGAGCGGCGCCTGCTGGCCAGTCTGCTGGTGGGCGACGCCGTGCAGTACAGCAACATCCAGGCCGGCCACGACGCCAACTTCGTGATGACGACCATCTACGAGGAGCTGAAGAAGCTCAAGCGGGATCTGGGAGGCTGAGATGGTGCAACGCTATCGATGGACCAAAGCTCGACTAGCTTTGCCAGAAGCGGCGGAGGACATTGTCCGCCTGGGGACGATGCCAGACGCGCATCTTGCAAAACTTTGGGGCGTCTCACGGGAGTGCGTGCGCGCGCTACGCCGGCGTTGCGGCATTCCGGTGTTCAGGGCGCCCGAGATTTGGACCGCAGAGACCCGGGCCTTTCTCGGCACGATGCCCGATGCCCAACTCGCTCGCATCTTGGGCGTGACGGGCTGGCGGGTGAAGGATGCAAGGGACAGAGCAGGCATACCGGTCTTTGGTGCGTATTGGAGTGCCGATTGGATCGCCTTGCTGGGTACGGCGCCTGACACTGAAGTTGCCGCCCTGATCGGAAAGAGTCCAGGGGCTGTGTGCAACGCACGGAACTATCGCGGCATACCACCGTTTCGCAAGCGCGATTTGTGGACGGCCGAGGAAGTCGCCCAACTCGGCACGGCTTCGGATGCTGAGATCGGCCGGCGGTTGGGGAAAAGCAAGAACCAAGTAAACCATGCGCGTACGAAACGCGGGATTCCAGGGTTCCGGGAGAAGAAGATCTTCACACCAGAGCAGATCGCCCGACTTGGACAGAAACCGGATGGCAAGCTGGCGGCGGAGTGGGGAAGAACCACTGCATCGGTGGTTGCTGTACGTGCACTCATGGGGATCGCCGCGTTCCAGACTCAGAAACACTGGACGCCGGAAGAACTGGCGTTGTTGGGGACCATGTCGGATGCCAAGCTGGCCAAGCGAGTGGGCCGATCCCCGGAGGCCGTGAAAGCAGCACGGTACGCCCGCGGGATCAGGAGGACCGGCTCCGCACCCCATCCGCACCTGGACGATATCAAGCGCGAGTACCTGACCACCAACCACACGGCGAAAGAGATCGCCTCCAAGTACGGTGTGAAGCCAGGCTTCGTGAGCAGGCGAGCGAGTGAGCGGGGATGGGTGCGGCCGTTGGGAGCCCCCTTGTAGGGTTTCCATCCTGGAGGCATCCACGGAATCATTCCGTGGACATGGAAACCGGCAACCGCAAGAACCCCAGCACAGCACCGAGCACCAAGGCCGGCAGCACGCCTGCGCCCGGTAAGGCGATCAACTGGGCGGGCGTGAAGAAGGCCTTTTGCGGCAGCCACCAGTCGACCCGGGAGATAGGCAGGACGTTCGGGCTCTCGCACACCATGGTGGCCAAGCATGCTGCGGCCAAAGGCTGGGTGCGGCCTGCCAAGGAGGAGAAGGTCAAGCCAGAGCCGAAGCCACGAGCACGGGCTGCCCGAGCACCTGCAGCTGCTCCTGCGCCCGTGGTGGCCGAAGGACTGGAGCCTCGCCAGCAGCGCTTCGTCGATGAGTATCTGATTGACCTGAACGGCACCCAGGCAGCTATCCGGGCCGGGTACAGCGCCGACAGCGCGCGGCAGATCGCTGCGGAGAACCTGTCAAAGCCGAACATCCAAGCAGCTGTTGCGGCTGGCCAAGCCGTCCTGCAGGACCGCACCCAGGTGACGGCAGCCCGGGTGGTGCGCGAAATCGCCTTGATCGCCTTCGCCGACCCCCGCGAACTGGTCGAGACCAAGGTTGGCTGCTGCCGGCATTGCTGGGGCACGGACTTCAAGCGCCAGCGCACCCAGTTCCAGCGCGACGCCGACTTCGAGCAGTGGCGCAAGAAGGCCAAGGAGGGCGAAGCGTTCGACGAGGAGGGCGGCACCGGCTTCAATCCCCACCTGCCGCCCAATCCCGACTGCATCGAGTGCTGCGGGGACGGCCACTCGCGGGACGTCATCAAGGACACCCGCTACCTGAGTCCGGCCGCAGCGGCGCTGTACGCAGGCGTGCGACGCACCAAGGATGGCATGCAGGTCCTCACCCAGGACAAAGGCGCCGCCCTGGACCGGCTGGGCAAGATCTTGGGCGTCTACGAGAAGGACAACACCCAGAAGAACGACCCACTGGCGCTGCGCAACCTGAGCGATACCGAGCGTGCCGTGCGCATGTCCGCCATCCTCCAGGGCAACCCGGCGTTGGTGGCTCTGTTCGCGCAGATGACTGCCGGAGGCGCACCGCAATGAAGCTGGCTGTGCCCACCACCGAGCAGATCCTGTCGGCATTCAAGGGCATGGCGCCGGAAATGCGCGCGGCCTTGGACTCTTTCCTCATGGTGGCTGCACCGGCCATCTGGGTCCCGCAGGCCGGGCCTCAGTCGGCGGCGTACCACTCGCCCGCAGACATCCTGTTCTACGGTGGCAGCGCGGGCGGCGGCAAGAGCTCGCTGCTGCTGGGCCTGAGCCTGACCGAACAGGAGCACAGCATCATCTTCCGCCGCGAGGCCGTGCAGCTGATCGGCCTGGAAGAGGACATGACCAAGATCCTCGGCTCGCGCGCCGGCTACAACGGCCAGGATCACCTCTGGCGCCTGCCTGGCAAGAAGGTGCTGGAGCTGGGCAGCGTGAAGGACCCCGACGACTGGATGAAGTACCAGGGACGCCCGCACGACTTCAAAGGCTTCGACGAGATCACCCACTTCACCGAGCTGCAGTTCCGCACGCTGATCGGCTGGATGCGGACGGACAACCCCAGCGTGCGCCAGCGCGTGGTGGCTGCTGGCAATCCGCCCACCACGGCCGAAGGGGAGTGGGTCAAGCGCTATTGGGCCGCCTGGCTGGACCCCCAGCATCCGAACCCGGCCAAGCCGGGCGAACTGCGCTGGTACGTGACGAACGAGCGCGGCGAGGACCAGGAGGTTCCGGACAGCACGCCGTTCCTGGTGGGCAACGAGCTGATGCAGCCCAAGAGCCGCACCTTCATCCCCAGCTCGGTGGACGACAATCTGTTTCTGACCACCACTGGGTACAAGGCCACGCTACAGGCCCTGCCCGAGCCCCTGCGCTCGCAGATGCTGCGGGGCGACTTCAATGCTGGTGCGTCCGATCCAGTGTGGCAGTTGATCCCCACCGAGTGGGTCAAGGCTGCCCAAGCCCGCTGGAAGGACCGCGACGCAAAGGGGCCCATGACTGCCATCGGCTTCGACCCTTCGCGTGGTGGCCAGGACAAGTCGTCGGCCGCCCGCCGCCACGGCCAGTGGTTCGACAAGATCGTGACCGTACCTGGTGCTGTGACGAAAGATGGCCCAGCTGCTGCTGGCTTCATCGCCCCGTTGATCCGTGACGGCGCGGTGGTGTGCATCGACAGCATTGGCATCGGCTCCAGCGCCCTGGACTTCGTTAAAGGCCTGGGCCTGCATGTCCACTCGGTGGTGGGCTCCGAG